TTCATCAGTTAACCGGTGGCAACTCAAAAGCATCTTCCAGCTTTCCACGAGCTTCCACCTTCGCCTCCATAGCTTCAATGTCCTTCTTCGCGTGCTTGTTGGCCATTATGACAGTTGCGGCATCTGATTTCTGGGAATCCCTCAACAGGTCCCCGGATGCATCATGAGCCACATCATCAACAGCACGGGCAAAGTTGCGACCATTCTCACGCGCCGACTCGCGCATACGACGTTCGATAGGAACCATCCAGCGCTCAATGGACGAAAGAAACTTCCCATTGAGGACCTCCTCTTTCGTAACGCCGTAGTCCTCGTCCAAGGTTGCGACAAAGACGGGGACCCGAAACGCAGGATCCCAGTCCCTGGAACAACCACCGTTTTTGTTAAAGATGGGACCACGGTCCACGCGCTTGGTGCGAACCGCTCCATCCTTACCTTCAACGGCGTCCACGTCCCAAAGCATGCGGTACATGTTTGGGTCGTCTGCGTTTCCAGTGTCGCTGATATGATAGAGCTGTATCAGGGCAAACGCCCCGGGGTTCAGCTCATCATTCTTCTTCGGCTTACCCGCCCACGCTAGACGCAGTTGCGGGTGAAGCTTATGAAGCCTACGACACACCCAGCCTGGCGCATGCATCTCTAGCGGATGCCGCCAGAGCCCTGCTCGCTAAACAAGCAGTACACCTTGACGACGGCACCGGTAAGGGAGCCACCTGGAACCGTATCAAGCGTAACAGAAACAGTGTCCCCCGATGTGCTTGATGCCGTCCACGCAAAGTCAACAACACTGCCATCAGTTGGCCGAGTTGAAACCGTGTGAAGAACCATCAGCGGAGTTGCCCCAGTGGGACCGCCATGAGAAACAGCCTCAGACTTGCCCGCCACGATGGTGCTAAGAGAGAGTTCCGTAATCAAAAATGGAACACTGCTGATAACTTTTGAACTACTGGCTAATGCCATAGCACTCTCCTATTACTGGTAACCAACGTCCCAGGCAGTGATGATTGTATCGTTAGCGGCATCTGTATCATGCAGCAGATGAACAAACGGTGTAACCACTTCGGCATCATCAAAAGTAAAGGCTGCCGTGGTGGTCGGTGCAGAGCCATCAATTTGATAAGTAACAACACCGGCAGCACTCACTAAAACCTTCAGGGTTTTGCTCTGCGTATCGGTCCAGTTGTCAGTGGTATCAGTTGTTACGGTGGTAGCGCCGTTTATAATTGTCTCAGTCTTGATGTCGCCAGAGATGATGTTAAATGCAGCCATCTCGTCGTAATTATCAAGAGTCGCATTAAACGCCTCAACCTTACGAAAGCCAATGGCAAAGTCATCAGTTCCGCTGACATCAGCAATTGTGATTGAGCATGCAAAGTAAAATGCAGCATCTGTTCCAACCGTAAACTCGATGCCGGTGCCGGTGCTTGGTGTCCCGCACAGCTCCATCCCGTCGTTGGCGGTTAGATCCTGGGCAATATCCAGCCCAGCAGCCACAATATTCGGGGTGACAAGGGTCTGAGTCCCAAGAACATGGTGATAAAGCGAATCGCCATTGGCGAACATCAAGACGTTTTCGTCACCTTCCGCACCTGTTGCGGCGCCCTTCGGAAAGGTGCCGTTCGCCAGCATATCCGCCGAAGCAATGGGGCCGGAGCCCATGCTCGTAAAATCAAAGTACTGTTTCATTCGTCTAGCCATAATCTATCTCCTCAAACCCTAATGCAAAGCACGTAAAGATCAGCCTCAACTGTTACCGTGTCATAATCCACGGCAACGGTTAGGTCCTCCCCCTTACTTACAAGCATAGTTGCGTCATCAATCTCACCGGCTCGGAAGATGTCCGTATCGGCAGAGCTACCGCCGATAGCAAACGCATCCGTAATTGCGCCACTGGTAGAAGTAACTACCAGCGTTTCACTTGAGGTCATGTCTACATTGGCAACTGCCCACACATCGATAACCCGAAAAGAGAACTCAACATCGGTTGCGATGTTAAGCGTAACGTCCGCAGCTTCACCGGAAATAGCCTTATGAAAAACAAACAAGGGGGTACCCTGTGGGTTATCCATCCGACCAAGCGCTTTACCGCTAATGCCTCTTCGATCTGCCATAATAATCCTCCAACCAACCAACTGGGGCGGGGACCAAAGGTCCCCACCTCAGCCTGAATATTAATAGGGCGTTGAACGGTTGTGATTCAGGTCTTGAAGCTTACCCGAAGTATGCCGTTCTTTGATGTACATCTCCGCAATTTCAATCGCGGTTGCAGTGTACACACCAGACACATCCGAGCGCTTGAAGATGCTGCCACCCTCACGTCGCCAACCAAGCTGCTTCTGTACAGCACGATAAATCTTGCTGAAGTCACAGAAGAACATGGTGTTCATGAGGCAGTCAGTGTCGACAACGATATCAATCCGACCAAGGGAGGATTGAAATGCCGCAACTGCCATGCCGCCAACCTTGCTTTCGGGGGTCAAGCGAAGCTCGCCCTCGTAAAGCTCTTCAACATTTACCGCCTGCCAAGAGTCACAGAGAACGGTCAAGCCGTCTGCCGGACGCTCAGAGCCAGACTTCTGCATGATGCCCGCAAGCATTTGGCGGAAGAGGCTAGGGGTAAGGTCTCGATTGGTGCCCGAGTTATCGAGAACCATCGACGTGTACCGAGGGTAGTTGGCCATCGTCACGCCCTGGAAGGCCGTTTGGCCATCCGGGTCGAGAGGAGAGCCAGCAGTAGTGTCATCAATGAGCTTGTCCAGACCAGTGATGGCTTTCGAGTGAGAGCCATTCCAGACCAGATAGTCGCCGCTTGAACCAGTAGCCAGGCCAGAAGGAAGAGCGCTACACGATATGGTGGCGTTCCCTGCTGAGGTCAGAGCACTTGCAACCGAGGTAATGCTCGTGGTGCCGTGCTTAGTATTGGTTGAAAGGCCGATGTTCGAGTTGTCTCGAACCTCGTAAGTACCGCCATCCCAAAGCATGCGGGAGTCATCAACCTCTGTGCTTGTCTGGCTTGATGGGTCACCCTCAACAAACTGAGCAACCACACCGGAGCCATCGCGGAAGAAGAACCCATTCTCAAACTTGAGGATGTTGTTCATCAACCCTTTGACTTCAGAAGTCACAACGTCGCGAGCAACGTTCGGAGACTTTGCCGCAGTTGCCATCGCACCATCAGTAATCTGAACGGAGCCAACGGTGAACTTTCGGTAAGCCTTGTACGTTGCGTAGTCTTGCTTGTCTGGTACGGGGAACGCGCCACCATCTTCGACATAGCCGATTGCGGTAGAGCGTGCTGTGTGAAGTCGGCCTTCAATATGAGAGCCGGTCCACTTGTCGTCTTGTCGCACGAGTGAACGTGCTTTACTTGTATGGTTGAGAGTCTCGACCACCCCGTCTAAAAACCGGGTGAAGGTCAAGCCCACGTTGTCGATGTTAACACCTGCCATCGTCAGCTCCTCTAAGAGACTGGAGGCTCGTTGGCCGCAATCCAGTCGATGTGACTATCGTAACCGGCTTTCCGAAGTTGGGCTAAAGACGGCATTGCCATCTTGCTAGCCTGTGTACTCCTTCGTCCACCCGGTGCCGTCTTTGGCACTGCCCTGCTTTTGCGTACTTGCTTACCTTTCTTCGACGTCTGATTTTTAATCATAGCCAAAGCGGTTCGCTGAATGTACGTCTTCAGCTTGCGGGCTGCCTCTTCCGGCTGAATCTCGTACGCACCTGCGTATGCGAGGGTCATCTCTTCAGCTTCGTCAGCCAGAGCTTTTCTGTCTTCCGGTGCAACGTTTTCAAAGAGGACATTGCTGACTGCCTCTTGGGTTTGCTTGGTATAGAAATCATACCGAGCTTGCCGTTGAGACTCTTCGAGTTGCTTGCTTCGAGCTTGCCGCTCTTGATCTAACTCTTCTCGCAGCTGGGCCAGTTGGCCATTCACCTGCTGATTTGAGCTTTGACCAGCCTCTCTCAGAATGTCTGCCTTTAGCTGGTCCATCGGGCTCAGCTTGGCATAGTCCTCTTTTTGTCGCTGCCCCTGAAGTAGCTCCAGTTGCCGCTGCTGATGTTCAAGCTGCTGCCTTTGGGCATCCCTACTAGCCTGCTGGCCCTGCTGCTGCTGATGCATCAGCTGACCCATTTGCTGCTGGTAGTAGGCTTGCTGTTGGGCAAGCTGCTCCTTCAGTCCTTTGACGTCTCCCGAGAGTCGCTGGATCCTCTTTTGCGCTCTAGGCGTTTCCTCAACCGGAGCTTGCTCTGGCTCAGGATCCCCCTCCTCAAAAGAAGAACTATCTATCCCCCGTTCAACACCGGCTTCTTCTTCTACTTCGTCAGCGTAGCCAGATTCTTGCGCCAGCTCGGCACTCAGCCCCTCAAAGGCTGAGAAGTCCGGCACACTTGAATCGTCTACTGCGCCTTCTAGTGGTAAACCCTCGTTGTCATCCGAGATGCTTTCCACGTCTCCCATAGAAACTTCTGCCATCAATCCCTCCAGCAAGTTACGCCTGCAAGGCGAGGTGCGTCC